GTCACCCAACGGCGCCGTATAGACGACGCCGTTCTCTCTACGACTCCAAGACGATCACCCTCGAGAAACTCGGGGGCGTCGCGGGCCACAGTGAAGTACTGTAGCAGTAGAGAGTTGCTATCCGGAAGGCGTCGGGTCGCAGTACCTTGCGGTACGTCGACACGATATTCCTGACGATGCAAATGAGCGTTCCACCTGGATTCCAGGCGGTCGTTTTCAGATGAATCGAAGGAGTACCAACCGAATGCGCCGGAACCGATCGGCACGATGGGGAAGCGAAAACGCTTTAGCCCATCGACTCTCGATTTGACGTACTGAGCCGTGCGCCAGTAGCCCGCTTTAAGCAGGTTATTGTGCGTAGCGACACAAGACGTGATCGACTCCGGTCGGGACACTTCAGGGTAGGTCATCGAATACACTGGCGTCACAACGTGACCGTCAAATGCATCGAGACCGCAAGACTCTCGAAAACTTCCATTATCGAAAGTCTTTAACGGGTTAACCTTGAGACCAAGGTGACCTAGCAATCCCTGCAGTGCATTCCACCCGTCTTTGGGGATAATAATATCATCACCAAAGACTCGGACCTCCTGCGATATCTTTCGCATAGTGGCGATGGTCACGGGCATGTTCCTAGAAACTAGGACAGAGGCTATGGCCAGCGTCGCAAATACGATTGACTGAACAGGAAAGGTGCAGGCAGAACCCATACACGCAAACTTTCTGAGTTTGTGAAACTCAGGAGACTTGCGATCGATGGTGTTAACCACCCACCTAGTCCTAGCTGAATGTAGAGCGCGAAGAAGATCAGGATTTCTCCTGAACATCCTCTCGACTACCCAGCAGGATAGGCGATCAGAGGCAGATGACAGATCAACCGTCACATGACTCTGAGTATGGGAAGCTCGCCGAGCAAACACCTGATTCTCCGTCTGATCACGAAAGTGAATAGCCGAAGATAAGGGCGTATGCTTAAGGCGTCCGGTTAGAAAGTCCTTAATCGTCTGTTGGCACCATTGATGTGCTACAGGCTCCGAGGCGATTAGTCTTGGACCCTTGAGCGTCTTTGGTACAGCAATAAGACGAGAAGGCGGCTCATGCGCCCTAAAGCGCGTGAGATCTTTCCCGGTAGAAAACTCAACCCATTGGTCGTAATTGGCAAAGCCAAAGGCGGCCATAGGGAAGACGTTTTCAAGCTTGGCAGGCCAGGTTGGAAAGTCATACTTAAACTGAGTATGACGCTGGTCTGCTACTGCTCCTGGTCCGTGCTTAGCTCGCCAGTCGAGGGGGTTGAATCCCCCGAGGGTTGCGGAGATGATGTCGGCTGCACGTTGTGCGGCGTCGAAAACTCCGTAGTCCACTTCTGGGAGGGACTCCTCGACATCGGTAAAGCGAGAATCGCGAATACCGAAAAGAGGAGCAGGACTATAGCCGCAAGTATCGCCAAAATGGAGATACTGAAGTGACTCAGTCCCGATGTCGTCTGATTCCCAACTAAGGGAAGCAGAGCGGACATTCCGGTCTGTTTCGAAGAACTCATAGACGTGTTCCCATGTCTTTGAGTCGTCGCACGCGACCTTTACCTTCTTAGCTGCATAATACAGCTGACGAAGATATCGGATCGATGCAACGTCCGAATCAGCCCTAAGCACTCCACTATCGTCGAAAACGCGTAACAGTAGCCCCTTGAACAGTCTTGGGATTACTGTCCCTCTCTTATATGGCCTTTGACCGGCCATACTTGAGTTGGTTAGGCGTCCTTCGGAAACGCACCGATCAAAGTGCTTACCGAAGTCTGGAAGGTCTATCATCAAAAATGACAGGCCTCTAGAGTCGACGAGTGAGAGCAAGCGAGAAACATCCCGCTCACAATCAAGTCGGAGAGAGGGAATGCACTCAGCAATGTCAAGAAACATTGCCGAGTAAAGTCCCTTAAGGTACGAAACGTAGCTTTTCATAACGAGAGCTCCTCAGTTGGAGTTTCAGTTATCTACGGCTACGCTCACCCATCTCCCTGAGGCGAGGGCCTTAGGGCGTCATAAGACGCCTTACGACTCCCACCCCAGCAACTTGGCGGCGATGCCACCAGCTTTTACCATGTAAAAGCTCATGGCCTCCGACACGTCGATGACGTCGGACGCGGTCTCCGCAGGATCCATACGGATCGTGTAGATGACTTCAGTCAGACGACCAAGAGGAGCAACAGTAGTCGGCTTCAGGAACCTTTGAAACGTCACGGTGTGACGATCGAAGGCCTGCGTGCCGGCCTTAACGTTGTCCTTACTGTGCCGCACTTTCGCGCGGTACGTAATGGTACCATCGTCCAGAAAATATTCGGACGAATAACCATCCTGGTTAATCAGCGGCAAAACCTTGGCAGTTCCACCGGAACCGTCAAGGGTCACCGTCAGGGTTGAGCCTAGCATAAACGTACCTTTCCTTGATGCACATGTTGTTATCTCAGCGCAAACGCTGGATAGCAAGTGCGCCAAGGATCGAGAGTTGTCGCCCCGTAAAGAACGGAAGCGACGCCGACAAACCGGCCGACACAACGCGTCTCCTAAGAGTCGTGCGTGTCAACGAACCGCCTCCCCATGAGCACCACGATGGGCCGCTCAGAGGAGTTACGTGGATAACAGTCTCACGCTGATACATCACACAAGGTGTTGTAGGCTGAGCCTGGATGGTATATCCAGTTGTGGACAGAAAGTCCCCAACATTACCAAACCAATCGACAAGCCATGACCATGGGATAGCATCCCAAATGATCTTAGGGTTAGGATTAAGCCCCAAGACCAGGCGCATGGACTTTCGCTGGTAATCCTCGTAGTTAAAGTGGTCATCTGGATAAGTATTGGGCATCCAACGAGTGGATCCCCACTTCTTCGCACTAGTAATGGTTTCCCATTTAGCGACGAAAGAAGCACTCAACGCAGATTCGATGACTTGCGTCGTCGAAGTCGACGTTGTACTAGACCAGCTGCCCGATCGACCCTTTTTAGGGTCGGCTTTACCAACGGTTCGATGTAGCCCTCCATTCTCGTACAGATTTCGCAGAGCCGTGGCTTTCTTTTCCACGTCAGCGCGAAACTGCAGGAGATTGGCGAGATCGCTGATTAAGGGACTCCAACCCATTTGGTAGGAGAGTTGCAGGTTAGCCGCATCACGC